CGGCATAGCCTGCGCCGCCGCCCCATCAGTCGTGCGATTACCCGCCGCGATGAAGTAGACGTTACGTGGGAATTTGATCCCGCGTATCTCACCGTGCAGTATCATCCTGTAGCAATTTGCTTGCGACGTTGGCGGCAATGTCGTCAAGTCGTCAAGCAACACTATCGTTGGCTTGTCATCGAATACGAAATGATCCGGCGGGCACCAGCGAGTGACCCACTCCTTTTTCTGTTCATTGTACTCCTTGAATGGTATGCCGGATGCGTCCGCCGGATCGTACAGGTAAGCCATGTCAAAGACCTTCAGGTCATGACCGGTGGCATCAGCCACCTGCCTAACGAGGTCGGTTTTCCCGACACCTGGAGGACCTTCGAGCATGACCGGCTCCCTGGACGGGAGGTAGATGTTTGATAGGACCTTTGCTATGTCACTATGCTTCATTATTATCGTCTCCAGAATTCTGGACATGCCGCTCAAACCGCAGCGGCTTGCCGCTGTGCACGTAGTGTGTGAACAGTTCCACCACCTGCACAGTCATTGGGTTTATCCCGCACTTGCGCCGCAGGAATTCGCCCCTGCTCATTCCGTCAGGTAGAACTTCCCGCAGCACTGTCTTTACCAGGATTCCTTCCGGCGTGTCGTATGCTTTGAACACCGTCGCCACGACTACCGGTGGCGAATCGTCTTCCTCATTGTCTTGTGGCCTCCCATATTCCGAGAAGGTCACATATGCCGTGTAAGGCTTTTCCTCTGGCATTTTATTCCTCCTTAAGCATTATTCCGTTATGCCACCATTGCTTCCTTCCATCGGGGAAGATTACTGCCGGGCCGTCGTCCCGATGTAGGACGCCATTCCTCCACCACTCCTTATGGTGTTCCGAGTATATGACCGCCGGGCCACCTTCTCTGTGGAGTAGACCGTGTCTGTACCACATATATTGGCCGCCGTCCCATACCACGGCAGGCCCGTATTCTCTGTGTCGCTTGCCATCCTTCCACCAGGAGCACCATCCAGTGAGTCGATACAGTCTGTCGGCAAGCTTGTCCGGCAAATCCAAATTCACCGCAATCCAGACAGCCACGCCGGGGTAATGATCGACTAACTCCTCTACGGTACGCATAGCAGATCGCAGCCACGCTATTGCGTCGCCGCATACATCCCTTTCCTCTAAGGCGCTAATGATCCATTCACCTATGTACACTTCAGCGGCTCCCGTGTTCCATGCTTGCTTTAGGCACAGCGCACGCATAGGTGCACTGGCCGACCCACTGGTGTTGCGGCCAGCCGTGCAGATTCCCGCGTGACATCTGCATGCGACCGCAAAGGGATATCTCCCATCCGGGGAGCGCCCGGACGGCGTAGACTATGCGCATCTTCCAGTGCGTTATAGTCCAGCCGTCCGGAACTTGCCCCTTAGGGAAAGCTTTGTACTCCTGTTCGGTATCGATAGGGCGCGCGCCTTTAGGCGGATCGCCAGGGCAAGACGTCGCGCCCCCACATACAGGGCAACGCACACTAGATGGCCTCGACAAATCCCTCGTGGATGTAGGAATCAACGAGGGTAACCTCTCCGTTCGGAAGCGTTTCCTCCCGTGTGACTTTCCGCTTGTACTCGTACAGCGGAACCAGCCCACGGGACTTCAGATCCCGCTCAAGTTGTGGCAACATGTACGGCCACGCATCAACCAACACATATCCCCTCTCAGGGGCGACAGCGTTGGCGATGTCAGCCAGATCACTAGCCCTGTACATCAGGGTGGCCCGCTTGGGCATACGTTTGAACGTGAGCAGCCCTTGGATAGCGGCCTTAATGACAGCGGGCGGATCGTAGACGCCCGCCGATTTCAGTTCCGCATCAGGTTCGCCATACCCGAGGTAGAGTATGCCGTCCTGCGGGACGGTATACTCCACCTTATTCAGCGAGCCCAGTTCACCACATCCGGGGCAGGTTCTCAGCAGGTTATCTCCTTTAGCGCCAATAGTATCAATGTGGTTGCACGTCGAACAAATAATGATCATTTTTCCTCCTAATTCCTCATAGGCGTGAACACATACTCCGAGTCAGGCGCGATCGCATAGATCGGCGAACTCGGACTGGTGAACCCAAAGCGCTGGTTGCTCTTAGAGGAGTTCAGCGCTGTAAGCAAGTAACGTCCGTCAAAGGTAAAACTGCACTCATTCCCAACGCCCTGATGCACGGAGACGGGAGCGAGGACTTCGCCACCACCGTTAACAGGCGATATGGTGGCGAAGACACCGGATATAGCGAACTTGAAGTGTGGTTTCTTCTTGTTCAGTGCCACCATATTCTTCAGGGCATTGGCGAGCCTGTCGCGATCGTTGAAGGAGAAGCAAACTTTGAAGTCATACTTCTCCTTCAGGATGCGGCTGCAATCCGGGAAATTCCTCAGGGGTGTTGCGTAAATGATCGCGTAACGGTGCAGTCTGTCACCGATCCTGGCGAATCCGAGAACGGCAGTGCACCCATTATTGGTCTGCTCGAACGTGAGCGACTCACATCCGAGCTTCCGGATGGTAGAGAGCACCTTGCTCGGGAGCTTGATGCTCTCAGACAATTCGGACCCATCAAGCGCGCGCTTGATGAGTCGGTATCCGTCGGTCGCGTAGATCGCCGGGATCCCCCACTTTCTGTCGATCTTGTCAATGTAGCAAAAATCGGCATATGTGCCAGACGAAGCGATCTCATACGACACATCGGCATAATCCCCGTAGAGGGAGATCTTGCCAATGTGCTTGGTCTCTTGCCCGAACATCCGAGCGGGGGATCTGTCGGAGACCGCATCCGACAGTCTGTCGAGACGCTTGGTGTCTCCGCCGAACCGCTTGAGTTGTTCGAACACCTTAGCGGTGTCGGCCCCGCTGTACGCGGCGACCCAGCGGTAGACGCTCCCGGCGCCGATCTTGCTTCCCACCGCAAGCTGGTTGTGCGCCCGATCATAGATCAGGTTCACCTCGGACTTGCGGTTGAGGCCAGCAAGTATGCTGGCAAGTTCCTTGGTTCGCCGATAGTCGAGCACGCACTCGCTATTGGATGCAACCATAGCGAAGTACGCGACCGTGCGCTCGAATCCAACCTTGGGCTCGTAGATGAAATAGATCCCGCCGGGGCTCAGTACGGTATACTCCAGATCGCCGTTCACAAACGGCCGGAGCGCCTTAAGAAACTCATCGGCTCTCATGTTTCCCTCCTTTCCTGGAGCGGACCCACCCCAGGGATTGTTCATCGGGGAGATCGTATTCGATCTCCTCTTTAAGTTGTCCGGGGTTGCGCTGCGGTCCCCTGATCAGCCAATGCTTATAGATGCCGCATTTGGCGCAGACGTAGGTCCCACAATAGTTGGACGCGCCGCAGTCCCAAACACCAGGGTTTTCGGCCAACCCACCAAGCCACTTAGGCGACCGCCAATCGTGGCACTCATCAGTAGAACCACACTCGGTCTCAGGCGGTTCAGGTTCAGGGCCAACCTGAACCTCGTCATCCCACTCCTCTCCAGTGCGGGTGTTAGTCACAACAACCCGCACCATCTGGGGCTTCGGGTAATACGCATCGGAGACCCATTCGATGGCGTATTCGACGGCCTCCGACATGCACTCTGCGGCGATCTGGGTGGTGGCGCCATTGGATTCCCAGATCTCGTAGATATCGTTCATTTCCATAAAACCTCCCTAGGCTAATCTCTTTTCCAGTCGAATTGCTTTCCACGCACGGGTGCCAGGGAACCAGTAGCTGAAGCCGGAACGGCGAACTACATCCCTGCCCCAAATCTCCCTTGCTCCCTGAATGCTGGTCACGCGCTCTACCAGGTAGCACGGCAATGGCAGTTTGTTGAACGCCTCACCACGCCATAGCTGGTATTCATCTCCGAGCTTCCAGCCCATCGTGTCGAGGTACATCCTGACACGATGGAGGCGGTCAAACCCGAAGATCCCTGTGCCCTCGGGCGCTAATATGGTCTCGCCCGGGGTATAGATGATCTTGGCTGACCCGTCAGCCAGAGGGGACACAAGTTTGTCCCCTTCGACTCGAACGATCTTAAAAGCTATCATTTGGGCTCCCTCACTGAGATGAATTCGCTGATGGACTCCTCGGTGCACTCGTCCAGAATCCTGGACGGAACACCGAGTTCCATCAACCGCTCTTGGAGTTTCTCCCGAACCAACCTGCGATTGGTTCGAGAGACGATGGAAACGGACACCCCCTGGAGATCAATGGAGGTTGCGCCGAGCCGTTTGAACTCATCAAACAGCTCACCGGCCGCAACCGCCCTCTGAGACTCCAGGGCTTTGATCTGGCTGTGGAGGTTCACATACTCCTCAGCCAGATGACGCAAGCGATCCTGCGCCCTTATTTGCTTAACTGTGACCTTGTTCATATGTTGACCTCGCTTATCAAAAATCACGATAAACAGTATAACGGACATAGCGCGCGTTCGCTATTTGCTTTGTTTTCAAGCACTTGCACTGATCATCTATAAACTACCACTCTCCAGAATTCTGGAGGGTTTCACGTGGAACCACAATATCCAGAATTCTGGAATACCCCAACATGAGGTATGGATAGAGAATTTATCTATAAAGGAAATAAATACATCCACCCAGGCGCATAAGGGAAAAACGCATGCATAACCTCCCGTGTGAAACCTGAGCAGCGTCCGCAGAGATAGCATGCCCAACCAACAGAAAAGAATGGCGAAAGGTAGATAGAAGTGAAGGTGAATATATGGGAAGATGGGAAACCGAAAAAGGGTGGAAGTGGACAAATCCAGAATGTTGATTTTAAAGTACTTAGCGAATCGCGAAAATTCGCGATACCATGTTATGCGAGTAAAAAAAATTCCGCGAAAGGAAAGGATATGAGAATTAGTGAAAAGGCAGTAAGGGAAATTTTCTGGCCCACCAAACAGGTGGGCCGGATAGAAGATGTTTTCGGTGAGACACTCATGGTTGATGGGTTCGACCACTACGTGAGGGTAGACAGACGTAGTGGCGGTGGCGTGATGTTCTTTAGGGCACCCAAAGGGGTGCGTCGGAGATCCCGCTTATGGGAGTCGTGGTTCTTCTACGAAGGAACGTACTCCCAAAGTGGCGAGGACTTCCTGCGGGATTGGATCCGCAGGATGAAGCCCCGCATCCTGCTGAAGGGGCCCGAAACAGAAATAGATGCCATCGATGCCCTGTACCGCCTGGTGCAGGGGGAGGACTATGATCGTGCGATTCGGGTGGCGGGTTGGCCGAAGGCCAACGAAACCACCAACCTCACCATCGCACGAATCGCGATGGACTTTGAGAGGGAAAGGGGTTCCCCCTTCCCCGGGGGGATCTGGCTGAACTGCGGGTTCAGCACAGATAACGACCTCCCGGATTGGGAGGTCATACCTGCCCCGATGGTGTTCCCAGAGACCCCGTGGCGCTATGAGTTGGCCCACACCGGTGGGTGCACAGTAGCGCAGAAGGCGTTCCTTCTCCCCGGGAACGCCATACACAGGGAAGGGGTTGAAATCCCGGGGACGAGGACGTTCACCCCACTCGATGAGGTGATCCGCGTTCTTGGGTTGAGGGACTATGCCACCGAGGAGGACGGTGGCACGGTCCGCGTTATAGAAAGGGAGTGGCGCCATGGCGCGTAAACAGAATAGGATTCTCTTCTTTCCCCTGAGGACGCAGAGTTCCACAGGGGAGGATCGACTTAGCATTATGGCGGGACCGTCCGCCCACTGGTTGGAGTGGGTGTTGTCCTACTCTTCCTTCGGGCACTGGACGAAGCGCACGGTGCCCGAGTGGGGTAGGGCGGGATTCAGTTCATACGAGGATTGTGTGAGAGAACTTAAAAGGAGGGAATATGGAAGGGATACTGGAGAAGTATCGTGAGTTTGGGTGCATCCTGTTGGACGATGAAGGGTGCACCGTGGTTAATGGCAACCGGGTGTATTTCCCGGTTAACAAATGGGTGGATATCCCCGGTGGTATTAACGTGGCCATCTACCACGGCATTGAGAGTACCGGGAACGGTAAGGTAGTTGGGTACTTCGATTGCACCCGGCGGGATTTCTGCACCTTCGAAACCCCATATGGGATGCACCTGTTCAGGCGGGTACGGCGGTTGGAGAAGCCGTGCCCGGAAAAGCTGACGCCCCTTCTCAGGGGGGAGATAGCGATTAGTTGCTACTGGCTACCCCTTGAGGAGCGGGTTCGCCTGATCATGGGAGCCCCCGAAAATTATCGGGGGTATTTCACAGAATACACCCGTGAGCTTGATCCGGGGACCAGGTTTATCATTGCGATGTCCTCTACCCCATATTGGCGGCGGGGCGTCGCGATGGAGGCTGAGGATCTGAATGAGGAGCAGCGCAGGTTCCTCCTTGCCATGCCAGGCAAGGAGGAAGGGGGTGATGAATGAGTTGTCCATGTCCTGTATGCTCCCATAGGTGGGAGCACTCAATCATGAGGTGGCTGTGGCTCGCGCTTCCTTGGGACTGCGCCCAGGAAGTGGAGCTCAGCTACCTGGAACATCCATGCCTCACCGAGGAGGCGAGGCGAGAAGATATCCGATATCGCCTCACCCTCCTAGCGTGGGAGGTGTGGAGAAGGGAAATCACCCGCAGGCCGAGGAAACCATCCGGCCTGCGGCCCAGCAAGTTATCGCGCCGCCGAGGGTATCGGCGGAATAAAGGAGGGTGCAAGTGACTGGCGAGGAGTACACCAAGGACGGACCGTACCCCATATGCGGTGGGGTCACTACATGCCCTGGTGATCCCCCGGAGGGGGCACGGTCGATTGATCTTGATCGAGAGCATAGGCGGTTCTACCGGGACGGTGTCCCGGATGGTTGGACCGAAATCCACTGGAAGAAGCGGTATGCGTTTGCGCTAAAGCCGCTTCCGGGGTGGAAAATACTGGTATGCGGCACAAACACATCTGGGCGACGCCACCAACACGGGTGGCCGGAACACTACTGGGTGGGTATGTGCCGATACGCCTGCGCCGTCCCCGCGGGTGAGGGTGAGGACGGCAAGGTGGAGATTGAGAATGCATGGTGGTAGCTTGTCACGGCGCTATAACTAGTGCCGCCTTATATAGGGGGTGCCGCCTGTCCAGAATTCCGGACAGCCACCTCAATACGGGTGTTGGTTGCAATGACTCCCGTGTGCAACCACCACATCACGCTAAGTGAGTGGTGGATGCACACATGCTACCACCAACCACTAACCACCAGTCAATGAATGGTGGGGTGGTGTACACCTCCACATAAAAGGTGGGGTGTGAGGATGTGGGTCGCGCTAAGTTATTGAAACGAAAGCGATTAGCGTGACAAATTGTCACGGCGCTATAATGAGTGCCGTGAAGTGAAAAAGTTCTAGGGAGGGAATATGGAAAGGGAAGTGGGTATCTGCACCGCATGCGACACGGTGTATGTTATGGGGATCGATGATCCCCGCACGACCTGTGTCGCATGCCTTACCTCGTATGGGTTTCAGGTTGTGTGGTTCAACATCCCAGATGGTGGGGTGTTGAACCTCACACAGCATGAGGCCACGCCGGATCAATTGGCCGCGGGGGTTTACGAGCCGCCATCCCCCGCGAAAGAGATCATTTGCAGGTTGCTGACCTTCGACAACCTGCCTACACTGTCGGATATCGTTAACCGGGCGGCGGAACTCGCTGAAATCGCCGCCGCCCTCAGTTTTTGGGGGCAGATGGTTATGATCGGGGGTGCGCCCTGGTTGATGGGCCACCTGGAAAGGTGGCTCCGTGACCGAGGTCTTACCCCGGTCTATGCATTCTCCAAGAGGGTTGTGAAGGAGGAGGTCCTCCCCAACGGGGAGGCGAGAAAAACCTCCTCGTTCACACATGAAGGATTTGTGATCGCGTAACCTACTGGCGGCACCTCCCTATATAGGGGGCGCCGCCTGTCCAGAATTCTGACCGTCAGCCTCTGCCTGGTGGGGGGAATCTGCCGCCCCCACCAGGCTTTTTTTTGGCTCAAACTCCCCACCTTTAACCCATTATGGGAGGTGGGGGAGGTGGTGGTGGGGGTGGAAGTAAGAAAGAACACACACCACCACAACCACCTATATAATAATGTTGTCGCGTATGGAGGTATCCGCCACTACCTACATAGGTGGGGATTGCTCCCGTGTGAAGTCCCACCTTCCCCACTTTCTTTGTGACGGCTACAACATTTTTTTGGCCTTCAACCCACCACCTTCACACCTTTCTAAGAAAGGTGGGCGTGAAGGGGGCCCCCACCCTGTTGTTGTTTGCACCTGTGTGGAGCCTCCCCCTTCACACCTTTCTTCGCGCGTCGGCAAGATGAAGAAGCTTTAATCCGGCAAAGATTAAAATTTTTTAATGCTTCAAAGATTAAGATTTTTTAATCTATCGCTTCAGATTAAGGTTTTTAAATGATTGAAGCGATTAGCATTTATTCATCCTAGCAGTATATGAGAATAGGATACTTATTGTTGCGCGCGATAAAAGGCTAAGTAGTTGACAACAAATGGATTAGCGCAAGGTTAGTTAATGTCATACACTAGAATCATGATGAAATTGAGAAAGCAGATCAGGCCGTTGGTAATAACGGTCGATGGGAGGGATGTCAAATTGTACCCTCCCATCCGCCGTCTATTGATCAACGGTCGGCCGGTGCTAATCGATAGCACCGGTGACATGATTCCTGACCCGGGCGCGGCCTGGGTCATACGGCATCGACTACGGCGTTGAGGAGGAAAGGCGTATGCACATGATGAACTTGTTCCTGGAGTTTCGGGAGGCCCTGATGAGGGAGGGAAAGTCTAGAGGGGCTGTCCTATGGCCCTACTCTAGACTGTCCACAGGGCAAAATTTGCCGGAATTTCTGGTGGCCCACGGCGTGGAAGACCCTCGTGGATCGGTTGACGCCCTGGCAGAGAAGGGCAAAATCCTCCGGACCCCCTGGAGGGGGCCGAGCGGTCGCAAGGGTGTCTTGCTGACACCCGCCCCCGACGCTCTGGCCCCAAAAGGGGGCCGTAGGAAAAAAACAACGGCGACGGCCGGCAACCCGCAGCCGGCTGCGGCGGACCTGGAAGCCATCATAACGGAGGTCCTCAGGCGACTTAAGGCCTGAGGACCTCCGGGGAGTGGGCCCCTGCGAGCGGGGCAGGGTACCCCACTCCCCCTTTTTTTGTCTAAACGAAAGATTAAATTTTTTTAATCTTTCGTTTATTAACTTTTTTTTATCCCCGCCGCGGATTAAGGAGTTTTAACCTTCCGAATCGTTAAAATTCCTTAATCACGCCAAGGCACAGGGGTGGCATGCCAGCTCGCGACTCCCGTGCGCGCGGGAGAACCCCCCGCGCGCTATAAAAAAAATTTCTGAAAACCATTGGGTTAAACAAAATCAACCCCTCGCGCGCTATAAAAAAAAATTTCAAAAAATTGGCTCTATAAAAAATTTCAAAAAAATTTCAAAAAAAATTTGGGGACTCGATTAGCCATATTGGGTATAGGGATATGTGGGAGGTCTTTGGGCCATAGGATTTCGGGGTGCTGGTGAGGTATAAGGTTTCGGTCGCTGGTGGGTGTGGGTTTTTGGGTGGGGTCTATTGGGTTAAGGTATGTCTGTGGGCTATTGGGATAAGGGGTTGTGGGGTGGGATTGGGCATATTTGGTTTTTGTTTCCGCGGATCTCCAGAATTCTGGACATAAGTTTAAACAATTGAAAATTAAGGAAAAAGCGAGTCTGCATTTATTCAGAATTCGTCTTTAGGTGGGACGGGTTTACTTAGCGCTGCGGCTGAGGAGACTTCAGGTGGCAATTTTTCGCGTGGAGTATCGCCCCAGCCGCTAGCGATCAATCTATCTAGGAATAGTAGTTCATCGGAGCGGGATTGGATTGACTCGAAGGTTTTCTGCAAATTTTTTATATCGTCATTTAATTTATGGATCAGCCAGACGACGGTCGCCAATTTAGCCGCGATGCGTGTACTAGTGAGTTGAGCGATGGAATCGTCTAGAGGGAAGTCGTTTGGGTTGGACGAATTTGGGTCCATAAAGATGTTTACTGCTTCGGTGAACAATTTTTGGAGTTTGGAATTAGGCCTTAAGGAGCGGAAGATTTTATCTGCGGTAGCGGCTTCGACTGCGGAGACGCCGAGCATTCTAGCTGCGTCGATGAGTGACAGGCCTTGTATGCGATGAATTAACGATATAGCGATACGCAGGGCGGTTAAGCCGTGGCGACCGCTACCGCTAATTGTTTCCTCAAGGGTAGCGCCGGTGGCTTTTGCCGCCGCTATGATAGCTGCGCGGCGTATTTCTTCGGCGTTGAGGAAGGTACGCATAGTGGGCGGCTAGACGTTCCCATGCGGCATTGATTCATTGATCACGTTTGACAGGGGTTTAGGCGGCTCTGTAGTTACGGAGCGTTTAGTGATTCGCTTATAGATGAGCTTTTGGGCGAGTTCGCGGAGATTGTCCAATGCTTGCTGGAGGTTAAGTTCCGGTTGCCAGCAATCGAACACGTGGGAGACTTGGATATCCGAATCCGAATCTCCTAAGCGATAGCCCAAGCGAGCGGTTTGCGCAGCCACTGAATGCTCTCGGAACCGATTCATAGTAAACGTATGTTTCGCTCCATTGACTTCCACTTCCACGGATAGCTGCTGCGGCGCATTCGTTTCTATGAATTTAACCAGCTCCGATATGGAGCGTACAGGTTTCCGATGAGCGGAGCTTTCGGTATCTTTATAAGATGAACCGCTTTGCTCCTGCTGCGGGTATAGGTACTGGCGCAACGCTTCGAGCACTTCATCTCTACTGGGCGTTTCCAGTAATTGACGAACGACATTAAGCAATTCCTCAGACATAATCAATACCTCCATTCGCGATTACTTAATCTTTCCTGCGCTTCTATGCGTGCTTGCTCTTCAGGTACGCCTTTAGCCATCAATTCCTCAACTAATGCGCTTAGCTCTGCTTCCTGCTCGTCATAGCTGGTGAAATCGCCGGAAGAGGCGAACAGGACTCTAGCGAACCGATCAATGCCGCTGCGCAGCTTCTCAGTGCTCTCGGCATTCACTTCCGCCATGCGCACAAACCCATTGATCAGCTTTTCCATGTCCAGAATTTTGGACGTTAGCTGCTCGGTGTTTTTGGTTATGACGTCCAGCAGCGGCGTTGCTGATGTCCAGGCAAGGCTGGCTCGTTCCAGCACCTTGCGCACTTTACGCAAGGTTTTGTTCAGCGCATAGGCTTGCCAGGCCAGCACTCCCACCGCTATCGTCATGAGCACGCTCGCCATTGTCATAAGTACAGTCATTGTCTCCATAATCCTCTGTATCACCTCCGCTCCCTGCCACTATGTATCCCAATGCCAGCAGGTTGGTTAGGATGCGTTTGACCAAACACCAGCCAGCTTCGCGGCGATAGCCGTACCTGCCTGCGGCAACGGCCATATTGCCGTTATTGCGCAGCCACTCTTCCAGTAGATCGGCTTCCCTTCGCCCATGCCATTGCAGCACATACGCCTTATAGCCCGGCTTAAATGTCAGGTAATTGCGGCCAAACAGCCCCCATCGCCACATGATCAATTCAAGATTAATGCGTCTTAGCGCTGTTGTCAATGCGCTTTTCGCTACCAGAAGGTCTTGATTTGATTCGCCTAAGGTGCAAAAATTAACGTAGATATGCGCACTGGAAAGACCCATCGGAAACTCGCCAGATTTACCCCAGTGCGTAGTCTGGGCGAACGCCCCGGCGTCCCTCAACCTCGCTCAGACTCCCGGCATCGGTCACAGCATGGTGAACCTCTCGCGATTTGTTCCAAATCACTCTTGGATACACGACCGCTACAATTTGCGCCGGGGCACGCAATCATAGGAGGTGAAGCTTATGCTACGAAGGATCAAGAAAAACACCTACCATGCAGGTGCATCTGCTGAACGTCATGCTATTTTGCGCTACCTGCGCAGATTGAAAGTCAGCGTCTATCCGCACGGCGCTATCCTGGACGAAGTTATAGATTGGATCAAAGCCAGAAAAGTTCGCTACGGTAAGCGCAAAGGAGGTCTATGAAAATAGAGATCGAGATTCCAGACGAAATAGTCGCCTCCGTCGGCTCGGCAATGATCCCTCGCACCAATCGCCCTGAAATCAAAGCCCAATATCCTCAACCGGAAGAAGTCTTCAAGGATCATTTACAAAGAATGATAAGTAATTGGGTTAATGATCAAGTGCGCCTCAATCCGCCGGAGACCATCAAAGCGATATATGAGCAGTATATGAAGCTCAACGATCAAATAAAATCTATGGTCGAGCCGAAAATCAAGGTGCACGGCAATGAGGCGTAAGATCTCTATTCTCTTGGCGGTGCTGTTGTCGGCTGCTGCGGCGCAAGCTAGCGACGATAGCGAGCTTGCGCTCGCAGTCGGTTTCATGGCTGTCGGCAATTTTGCCGATTGGGCAACTAGCTGGAAATGGGTTGAGTATAACCCTATACTGGCGGAGACTGCTGGCCCGTACAAGGGCAGGTTCTACCATCGCGGCACCGCAGTGAAAGCAGGCGTAGTTATCGGCATGGCCGGAGCGACGCTGCTGCTGGCGAAGAAAGTGCCTTGGCTGAAAAGACCATTGATTTACATTAATATAGGGGCAGGGGCGGCGGTTACGGCAGCCGCAATAAGCAATGTTGCCCGTAATCCATATTACAGGTGAGGTGTTAAACAATGACATCTATAACCAGTGCGCAATCAGGCAATTGGTCTAGCGGCTCAACTTGGGTTGGCGGCGCTGTTCCTTCTGACGGCGATAGCGTAACAATCGCCGCCGGGCATACCGTAGTGTTCGATGTTGACCAGTCCGGCTGGGCAACCGGACTGGCAGGACTCGCCATCAATGGCACGTTAACATTCGCCACCGACGGCACAGTGACTTACTTGAAGATGGCGGGAAACATCACCGGTTCCGGCTCGCTATACGTCGGCACAACTGCGAATCCTATACCTGCGCCTAGCGGCAGTACGCCTGAGGTCGCAACTATAGAGTTCAACGGGTCATATAAAATTACTGGGAGCCTGGCAGCGCTTGAGCTTCGTGGCGAGAAGCGCGCGCCGAGCTATGCAATTGCAAGCAAACCGGATGATTATACGGTAGTGCTTGCTGGCAGCGGCCGGTTGGAATGGCTTCGCGCTGGCGATGTCGTCGGCATAAGCGATTCGACCACCCAGGGGCGACATTCACCATCTTCCGAAACATTCACCGTTTCAGCCTATGATCCTGATACGCGCACGATAACATTAAGTACGGCACTTACACGCTCAGTTAATCAAAACGGCGCTACCGATCATGTCATGCTCATCAGCAGGAACATACTCTGCTGGAATAGGAATAAAGCCTCCAACGCATCGTTTACAGAATCCGTATCTTACGGGATAGCAGAAGGCGTCCGCTTTTATAGTTTCGCCGTCCCTCCGATACGCGAGAAAGGTAGATGGGTGATATCTTACTGTACTGCACAGAATAACAACTACGGAGGCTTTGCTAGCGCATCCGATTGCACCATAACCTATTGCACTGCACATAATAATACTAATGGTGGGATGGCGCGATACTCTAATAACTGCACGATAGCTTACTGTACTGCGCAGAATAATACTGAGGGCATAATTGCCTACGGCTGCGGAAATATAATAACCTACTGCATCGGGCAGAATAATTCCAATTCAGGTATTGCAAATAAAGGCGGCGGCAATATTATTAGCTATTGTACTGCGCAAAATTGCTCTTATGGCGGTATTGCATACGAAACTGATGGGTCAATTATGGCTTACTGCACGGCGCAGAATTGTACTTATGGGGGTATCGTTCATACTGGCAGCGGATATACCTTAATTAATTGTACTACTTCCAATAATCAACATGGCGCAATTTCCAGTACCGATACAGCCGTCGTACTTGATTGTAATTTTTCAGAAACTCCGCCGATGTCATACCACAACAGCGGTGTCAGGTGCAGGAAGTCATATGTCGATATTCGCAACTTAAACGGAATAGACGGCAATGATATGGCCTATTGCCGAGGCGGATATGTCGATATGGTAACTACATCGCCGCTGCCGACGGGGCAGCCGCGTTGCTGGCGACATGTGTGCGAATCGGCAACTTATCCGGTGTACATGCAGCGAACGTTCACTCTAAGGCCCGGAGAGCGATTGCGACTGAAATATTGGATGCGCAAAAGCGCAAGTATGACGTGGCCGCCAAGGCTGCAAATAATTGATCCAGCGCAAGATCCATTGATCTTGGATAGCTTCACTCCGCTGGCAGATGTCGTAATGACCGATTCGATCAACACATGGGAGAGCGGCTACATAAGCTATACCAATACTTCTTCGATGATAGAGCAGGTCATTGTGCGGTCGATCGCGATGGACGCATCAGGATATTTCTATGCTTACTACATCTCAATACCGTCAATCCCGGTCAGCTACGGCGAAGGGTTGACGCTTAGCAGGCAATACGTTTAATGGAGGATAAGCATGGCGTTTTGCGGGAAACAGGTTACGCTGCTCGAAAGCGGCGAACCTTATAACTTGTATGAACTGCTGCTTGATGCGGTGCCTGAGGGTGGTAGTTCCCCTATGCCGTTGGTAGAGGAATTGATAATTCAGAGTGATCCGGACAACACCGGCAATGTTTATGTCGGTGATTCGACTATCTCTGAATTGAATTACGGATTGATACTTAAACCCGGAGACGGCGTGACGTTCAGGCATACGGTCGCCAATATTGCGCTTAGGAGCATATATCTGCTCTCTGACGCCAATTCACAGAAAGTGAACGTATCCATAAGCCATGAATGAATCGGAAACCGACAAGAAAGAACTGGCGGTAGCGGCGGTGCTGGCCGATTTGCCTGAGCATATAAGCAAATCGGCGCTTATGCGCAAGAAGCGCATAAAGCGGGATGATTTCCCGAATTACGTTGAGTCTATGCTGCGGTTGTTCACCCCGGCAGTGCTGCCGCAGTTCTTCCAGTCGCTCAGGTCGCTGGTGGCCAAAGGCGACAAAGACGCTATGCGGCTCGTTGCGGAAATGTATAACTTCACGCAGAAGAGCGGCATAAACATTTTCAATACAATGATTCAGAACAACGCACAGCAGACGAATGTGTACGAAAAGACATTCGATGCGATAGTGCGCAGGATTGAAAGCAAAGAGAGGGGCGAAGAAGTTATAGATGTCTAAGCGCTGGCGCATAGATCCAGGGATCGCCGAAATGATCGAATATTTCGACGATCCGCGCCGTAAGTATCGGTGGGATGTGCTCACCTGGAAAGAAGTCGCCGCGATTGAGAACGAAATAAAGAAGTGCCGTAACAGCTTTGAGTACGCCGCCAGGAACTATTTCTGGATCACCAACAAAAACAGGCAGGATGTGAACTTCAGCCTCTGGGAAGCGCAAGAGCTGATCCTGGAGAAGCTGAACTACCTCAAATCAAAAGGTCGCGCCCAGAAGCTGATGATCCTCAAAGCAAGGCAATTGGGCGCAATTTCCCCGAAGACCAAGATCCTGACGGCAGATCTGAAATGGGTGCCGATTGAGGAATTAACCGTAGACGATGAGATAGTCGGCATCGACGAAGAGCCGGTTGTCGGCAATTGCCGCAGGCTGGTCAAAGCCCAAATAATTGGCAAATGGGCGACCAAAAGGGAATCATACAGCATTATTCTTGATAACGGAATAAAGCTGTTAGTCACTTGGGACCACCCATTCCTGGTGCGGCAAAAGCACAGCAAAAGCAAATGGATTACCGCCGAGCATATTAAGCCGGATCAAGAGCTGCTGTATATCGACAGCAGCGCACTGGAGGACGGTGAGTGGGACGGGCTACACGTTCCACCTGAGTCGCCATATGCCGAGTGGGTAAAGGTGCTTGACTGCCAGCCGATCGGCGATCGCTTCATGATCGACATACAAACCACCTCAAAAACATTCATTGCCGAGGGGATTGTAACGCACAACTGCTCCACGTTGATCGAAGCGCTGATCGCCTGGCGAACGATGTTTTTCCCTAACACTGAGGCGCTGGTGGTTTCGGTGGATCGCAACCATGCAGCCTACCTGTTCGGCATCATGCAGCACATACTGGACCGGATGCCGTGGTGGTTAAAGCCGATGGAAGCGGCGCGAAAGTATGAGGAAGGCATCTGGTTTCAGAACCGGGATGAACACCTCAGAGGCGATTACCCAGGGTTGAATAGCCGGATTACGGTTCAAGCCGCCAATCAGATTTCCGGTATCGGGCAAGGCCGTAGGATTAACGCTTGCCATATATCCGAAGGCGCTGATTGGGACCAGAACACCCATCGCATGACGATGGAAGGTGACCTGCAATATGCTCTGGTTGACAGCCCAGACACATTTGCTGTATGGGAGTCAACGGCAAAAGGCGCAGGCACGTATACCGAGCAGCTCTGGTTGACCAACGTGAGGCTCGGCGAGAAGTCGGAATGGTATCCGGTTTTCCTGCCGTGGTTTATGGAGAAGACCAGGTTTATACCGCACGAACAAGGCTGGAGACCTGAGCCGACAGAGCTGCGAATGCGGGAACGCATCAAAGAAGATTGGGTCAGGTGCAACAATCCCGACTGCGGCGTCTTCAGAGAGAATCACCCCATAAGGGGAATGGAGCTTGCTGGCAGCAAGTGCGATGCCTGCGGCAACGGCACATTAGTCAACTATGAGCTTTCCGATGGGCAACTGTGCTGGATCTGGAGGCAAAGGATCAATAAGCAGGCCAAAGGCGAAGAGGCATTGAAGGAGCTTAAGGCCGAGCTGTGCAGCACTTCGCAGGAAGCGTTTCAGTTAAGCGGCTATTTGGTCTTCCCAGAGGATTGCCAAGAATGGGTTATCTCCACCATCCGTAGTCCGATAATTGTAGGAGATTTTGATTCCAATGGGAATTTTCACGGGCATGACCCCAAGACCGGGAGATGCTATCAGTCTTGGTGCGAAATGGACCATAGGTATGACAGCAACCCATTGGAGATATGGGAATTACCAAATCCTAGAGCCCATTACGTAATAGGAGTGGACGTAGCGGAAGGTTTGGGCGGGAAATCGGACTATTCAGTAGCTTTCGTTAATAAGGTGACAAGCGGAGACGGGGACTATCAGGTCGCCATGTATAGGACGAACACGATGGACCCTATCTCTTTCGCCTATTGCGTTAACTGGCTTGGCCGATGGTACAACGAGGCTATGCTGTCGATTGAGTATAACGGCATAGGCGCAAGTTGCGCGGATACGGTGAGATATACGCTCCAGTATCCGAACTTGTACCGATGGCTAAGGCCGGACAGCGATCGCCCGGAATCCAGCAAATGGCACTGGTACACCCAGTACGACACCAGGCCAAAGCTATGGCAGAACGGACGGAAGTGGTTGAAATCAAAGCTCTGGGTTATTCGATCAGAGATTTTCTACGAGGAAATGCTCCACTTCCGCAAGGACGAATATGACGATAAGGTGGCTTCTGCTGCTAGTGGGTGGCATGATGATTGCCTAATGGCGGGGTTGATAGCGCTATATACGGCGCATCAAGCCAACGCCGACACTGAGCTACTGGAAAATGCTGCAAAGAAAGGCAATTACGATCTTGAGAATGACCCCCTAGCATGGCAGATGGAATGCACTAAGTGCGATAATAAATGGCTGGCGAGGGAACCTGATAAACGGTGTCCCAAGTGCGGATCATATTACATTCACGGGCGTATACCAACTGGCAACCAGGGGGCAATAGCCCGTGAATTGATTGATTCAATTGGAAATATGGAGGTGGAATATGAAGAAGTCCCAGAGTGGAACGCTCTCTGAGGAGGTTAAGATCACGGTGCCTATCAACCGCTCGCTTCTCGATGGAGCTGGTGGAGACACTGAGGAGGAGAAGCAGGAGAACATCAAGTCAATAATTAGCAAACTGTTGGACGAGTTTAACAATGGCGCTCTGCTGGTAACGTCAAGTGTTGCGTCAAAGATTAAGCAGATCGCTCCGGTCAAAAACGGAGATGATTTGCTGACGTATTTAGAGCAAGCAGTGGGTCGCCGTAAGGGTCGTTATGTATTCCAGGTCGAAATTGACCCATCTTTTGTCCCAGCGATCGAAGGTATAGCGAAAAGCCGCGGCGAAAAGACCGACAAGTATCTCCAAGACTGCATAAACTATATAATTTCAATGGGATGGCTGTTTGAGGTTTATCCAGCGCCATTCCAGGTGAGGCTCTCGGACGAGCAGGTAAGGGATATTTGTAATGCGCTTGGTATTGACCGTAGAGAACTGAACGGTCAAACGCTGTACGAAAAGATCATGGAGGTAAGAGGTGCCAATATATGATTTTTTGTGCAGTTCGCAAGGTTGCGAACATCACAAAAAGCCATTTGAAAAGTATCTCTACCGGAGAGACAGCGACAACCCGCGCTGTCCATTGTGCGGATCTGAGACGTCCCGGGCTGTATCAAGGTTCGGGATTGTATGGACTGGTTATATAACGAAGAAGTATAACGATCCAGGTTACGCGCATAGTGATCGAGAAGGTCACATTGCCTGGAGAGTGCGAAGCTCCAAGACGGGCAAACCGGAGCCCGTAAGGATTGAGACTTTCGAGCAGCAGCGAAGATTTGTCAAAGGGGAAGGCCTGTATAATCCAACCGAGCTGCCACCTAGCGGAGGTGAAGTCTGATGCCGGAGATCACACCAAGGGGTCCCACTATTGTAAATGAAAAAAGCGAAACTTTAGATTACCCGGACGACTATAAGGCCAAAATGCGGCAATGGCGAGAGGCCGCCAAAGCTGAGGCCATAGAAACGCTCCGGCAGCACCCTGAGTATTCTGAAATACGGAAGTACATCTCGTACCTGGAAGGCAAGTATTGGGACCCGAACAGGCCGCGGTATAGGTCGCCGTTTTTTGACAACCGATTAATGGAAGCCAGAATCCAGGCGCTCTCCATGCTGACAGATATCAGGCCGATGATATCTGTTTCGACAAAGGTAAAGGAATATGAAGACCAGGCCCATATCGCTGATCGGGTCATAAAGGCTGAATGGTACAGGAATGACCTTGACCTGAAACTCGTCGATGTTGTTGATCATGCGTTACTTGGCATCGGCTACTGGAAGATTGGGGCTGGATCGCCTGGATACACGGTAGTACTACCCTGCGGGGCAGATAACGTATTACCCATACAACCTGGCAGCACCCTGCAAGAATCCACGGCAGTGCTTTACAGGGCGCACAAGACCATGAATTATTTCCTTGAGCGATGGCCGCAGTTCAAGGATGAGATTCAAAAGCAGGCAAAAAGCGCATCCGTGATCCCCACCGGCGAGGGAGATATCATCAGGCCTGACACGATAGCCGAATACACTTGGTCTGCATTATCACCCAGCATGCGGAAACGACTGGCCTTAAGGAAAGGAAATCCGGCCAGACATACGGGGGAAAGCCCGTTCCCGGTAATCGAGCTTGAGGAATACTGGATCGAAGACATGTCCGTAAACGAGACGACTGAGACGGTGATAATGAAGGACCCCTACCTTAGCTTGGATGCGCACAACTGGCATTATTCAGTACGCCCTGGGGAAAGATTGTATCCGCGGAAAAGGCTGGTTATTTTCGCCGGGAACGAACTGCTTTACGATGGCCCATCAATCTTCTGGCATGGTATGTACCCATTTGTAGAGCTGGCGCTCAATCCGGCGGTATGGGCACCGTATGGGCTATCAAAATACAGGGATCTTTATACCTTCACGCAAGCCATCAATGAGGTGGTTGCTGGCATCCTGGATCTGGTTAAGAAGGCCGTCAATCCGCAGGTAATAGCTAAGGAGAATGCAGTAAGGGAATCAGTATGGAGAAAATTCT